AACTGGCCTTCTTGAAAGCAGGTGTACCTGCGGACAATCCGATGGCCAAATACTTCGTGAAGGGTTACGACGGAGAAATCACCGCAGATGCGATCAGGTCAGCGGCACAAGAAGCCGGTCTCATCGCCACCGAACAAGCCAAAGACGAGCGTTCCCAACAGGAACAGCAAGCCTGGGGCAGGTTGCAGAAGGCGTCACGTGCGGGTGAGAAGAGCGATCCGTCAGTTGATTGGAACGCGAAAATCAACCAGGCACGCAACCAAGAGGAAGTGCTGCAAATCTTGGCTCAGGCAAGGCAAGAAGCAGAAACCATCTAGTCCGCAGGCCCCGAGCCTGACGGGGAAAGAAAAACATCATGGCATACACAGAAGCGTCCAGTCTCTTGACGGACCAGACAGCGTTCGACCGCATCGCGTATTTCGCGTTGCGCAGCGAACTTCTCTTCGACGCGGTTGCCGACGTGCAGCCGGTCGCACAGTCCATGCCCGGTTCGTCGGTGAAGTTCACCATCTTCAACGACCTGGCGGCGGCAACCTCGACCCTCGCCGAAACGTCCGACGTGACGGCGGTGGCGATGGGCGACAGCCAAGTGGAAGTCACCCTCGCCGAGTACGGCAACGCGGTGTCGACCACGGCGAAACTGCGCGGGACTTCGTTCCTCGACGTGGATTCGGCTGCGGCGAACGTCGTCGGCTACAACGCCGGCATCAGCATCGACTCGGTGATCCGTGACGTGCTCTCGGCTGGCACCAACGTGGTGTACGGCGGCGGCGGTGCAACCACCCCGTCCTCGCGTGCCACCGTCCAAGTGGAAGACATCATCGAAGCGAACGACGTGCGCAAGGTCGTCGCCGCTCTCCGTGGTGCGAACGCGGTGTCGTTCAACGGCATGTACATGGGCTACATCCACCCAGACGTGTCGTACGACCTCCGTCGTGAGACGGGCGTGGCCTCGTGGCGCGACCCGCACGTGTACAGCGACCCGGCGTTCATCTACAACGGTGAAGTCGGAGCGTTCGAAGGCGTGCGTTTCATCGAGACGCCGCGTGCCAAAATCTTCGAGAACGCGTCGGACGGCTCAGGTTCGAGCACGGGTTCTTCGGCCACCATCGACGTGTACTGCACGCACATCTGCGGTCGCCAGGCTCTCGCGAAGGCGCACAGCATCGTCGACGGCAACGGTCCGTTCCCGCGTGTCGTGCGCGGTCCGGTCACCGACACCCTGATGCGCTTCCAGCCGATCGGCTGGTACTGGCTCGGCGGCTACGCACGCTTCCGCGAGGCGGCGCTTCGTCGCGTCGAGTCCTCGTCGAGCATCGGCTCCAACTAGCAATAGTCGGGCCACGTGATGTGGCGGCGCGGGGCTCTCCTCCCCTTCCCCCGCGCCGCCGCTTCGTGGTAAAATCGTCGAATGCCGACGTTCGTTCCGCCGACAGACAACCTGTTGACGTTCGTTGACAGGACCAATCCGTACGGTTTGGGGTATCGCCTGTTCCGTTTCTATGCCCCTTTGCCGAGGGGTCGCAACGTGTTCCTGTTGACGGACGGTACGTTCACCGAGAACGAACCTGCCGATTTCTCGACGATTGCCACCACTTACCACGGCGGGCATACGCATGACATTACGGCGGCGGAGTCTGCGGCGTTGACGGCGGCAGGTTACGGGGCGTACATCTCGTGAGCATTCAGGGACAGCTGAACCGCCTGTTGGGGACTTCGGGTGTGGATGCGCAGCGTGCCGCGAACGAGCTTGCCGGTACTTCGGGCAAGGAGTTGTTGTTTGCGTTGAACCAGATTGCGGGGACGACGGGCAGGGGTTTGGTTCATGTGATGCGTCTGATTTCGCAGCAGAACGCAGGCTCGTCGGGGTTGGACCCGATTGGTTCGGCGTCGTCGATTCCGACGGGGGCAGTCATTCCAGGTGGTTATGACACGGTGGTTGTCGGGTTCTCGTCGTCGTTCTCGGGCGAATACATGACGTTCTACGACGCTGCCGGCGTACAATACTGACGAATGAAACACAGGGAGACGCATCCGAACCTTGATGTTGAGGGCTGTTTCGCGTGCCGTATCGCCCACTTTCGGGTGTCGGGTACGGCGACACCGACCCGCAAGAACGTCGGCGAGATGAACCGCAAGGAACGGGTGTTGGACAAGGATTTGGATGCCTACAAACGGATCAGAAAATCGGGTGGGCAACCCGAGCAAATCAACGGTTCGGCAAAGTTTGAGGCTACGGTTGACTGATGCGTTTGACGGTGTACGTGCCGACGTTTCAACGCCCCGAACTTCGCGCCTGTCTTGATTCGATACTGCCGCAACTGACCGCCGACTGCAATCTCGTCGTCTCGGACAACGACCCCGACAAATCGGCTCGCCCGCTGTGCCAAGACCACAGGATCGTGTATTCGTCGAACCACATCAACGTCGGTGCCGACGGGAACTGTTTGCGTGGCATCACGGCTGCGGCGGGCGAATACTTGTGGGTGTTCGGCGACGACGACATCATGCTTCCCGGTGCGGTGGAGGCGACTTTGGCGATGTTGCGCGGACAAGACCGCATCGTGCACGTCGGGGACCGTCACGGCGAAACAAGTTTCGGGTTTGACGGCACGACAGCGGACTGGATTGACGGCCTCGGCGATAAGTCGATGGTCGTCGCGTCGACGTTGTGTTCGATGAATGTGTGGCGTGTCGCCGCGTTGAGCGCACACGACGGCATCAGGGGTTTGGATACCCGCAACGTGTTGTGTTGGGCGGGCTTGGGGACTGCGACGGTGACCGTCGCCGACCGACCGTTCGTGCAGGTGGGCAGAGGCCGTCCGTTTCCGTTCCCCGAGTTCGGCGTCTCTATGGACCGCTACCTGTTGGCTTATCGGAACAGGTGCGGTTGCCGTTCACGGTTCACGATGCGCAACGCGAACAACTGGAACTACACGAACGTATGAGCGAAGTGTTCCATTCGGGGGCGTGGTTGAGCAGACCGAAACTGAACGTGTACACGGGCGGCACGTTCGACTTGTTCCATTACGGGCACGTCAACCTGCTGCATCAGTGCCGCGAGATTGCGGGCGGCGGTCGGGTGACGGTTGCGTTGAACACCGACGAGTTCTCCAACTCGTACAAGCAGCCCACCGTCATGTCGTTGGCTGAACGGATGCAGGTCGTCGCCGCCTGCCGCTACGTCGACGACGTGATCGTGAATCTCGGTGGTGCGGATTCCAAACCGGCGATTCTTTCGGTGTTGCCGAACGTCATCGTCGTTGGTGACGATTGGGCAAGGAAAGATTACAACCGTCAGATGGGTTTCACCGCGGAATGGTTGGCTCGCTACAACATCCAGGTGGTGTTCGTTCCGTACACGTCGTCGATTTCCACGACGCAGATTCGTGAACGTCTCAGATGAACTATCAGCATTGGTTCGGGTTGACGGACGGACGGTTCGGTTACGGGTCGATGGTCAACGGTTTCCTCGGTTCTGTGCCTCGCGGAGTGGCGTTGGATGAACGGGCGTCGACCGCGGTGCACATGGGGGTGCCGTTCGCCTGCAAAGGTTTCTTGGATGGCCAATACAAGGTGAACTTCACGATGTGGGAAACCGACGAGTTGCACCACAGGTTCGTGGGTTGGATGCCGCAATACGACCAAATCATCGTCCCTTGTCAACACAACGTCGAGGTGTTCAGCCGGCATCATCACAACGTGACCCATGTGCCGTTGGGGGTGGATGGGAAGAAGTGGCGTCCGCTGGTCCGCGAAGAGAATCCGAGGTTCAGGATTCATGGGGGTGGCTCGTTGTGGAAACGGAAAGGGTTGGACATCCTCGTTGAAGCCTGTCGCCTGTTGCGGTTCGACCACGAGTTGCACATCAAACTCGCCCCGCACGCCCGCGACAATCCGCCGTTGGGTACGATGCCCGAAGTCGTGTTCCACCGCGAATGGATGGGCGAGGATGAGCAGTTGGCGTTCTTCAACCAAGCCGATTTGTGGGTGGCCCCGAGTCGCGGCGAGGGGTTCGGGTTGATTCCGTTGCAGGCGATGGCGTGCGCGGTGCCGACCATCATCACCGCCACTTCCGGTCAGGCGCAGTTCGCCCACCATGCGAACCATGTGGTGTCGCATCGGAAAGCGCCGTCTGGTGGGCAGGGGCGGTGGGATGATTCCGATCCGAAAGAGTTGGCTGAAGCGATGACGGATTGTTGGCAGAACCTCTCGAAATGGCGTGCCGTCGCCGCCAGCAGGCGCGATGCTGCGGTCAACGAGTTTTCGTGGGACAAGGCTGGACGGCTGTTGGCTGCGGCGGTGCCTGGCGGGGAGTTGTTGAACGGCAAAGCGTTCATTCCTATTGACGCCAAAATCAGGTTCAGGGTGACCCGTTTGGCGGAGGGGTCGGTGAACAACAAATCGTTCAGGTTCCTGCCCGGGGTTGATTATGTTGATTCTGAGGGCGTGTTTGAGGTATTGTGGCATTCGGGATACATCGACAAGGAGAACAGATGAAAGCCAAAAAACAGTTCTGGGATAAGAAAAACCCGAAAAAGAAATCGAAGTCGTTGTCCCCTAAGCAGAAGTCTGCCGCGAAACGGCGTGCCGTTGATGCTGGTCGCCGTTACCCAAATCTTGTTGATAACGCTTGGGCGTCGCGCCAATGAAACGGTTGACGGCGGCACAGAAGTTCGGCCAACTGAAACGGCAGACCGAGGCGGCAGGGATGTCGGTGCGGGAGAAGGACGGCAGGATCGTGGTGTCGCGCCGAAAGAAGAAGCGTCGTGGCTAAGACTCCTGCGTGGCAACGCAAGGAAGGCAAAGACCCGAAGGGTGGTTTGAACGCGAAGGGTCGTGCGTCGGCGCGTGCCCAGGGGATGAACTTGAAGCCTCCGGTGTCGGCGAAGCAGGCGAAACGTTCCCCGAAGGCGGCTGCCCGCCGCAAGTCGTTCTGTGCCCGCATGTCGGGGATGCCCGGTCCGATGAAAGATTCGAAGGGTCGTCCGACGCGCAAGGCTCTGGCTTTGCGCAAATGGGACTGCTAACCTGTTACCACCAAGACAGGAGAACACGATGGCCAAGAAATCGATGAAGCTCGGTGGCGGGGGACGTTTCGCCAAACTGGAGAAGTCCCTCAAAGGCAAAGTGAAGGACCCTGCCGCTGTCGCGGCGTCCATCGGTCGCAAGAAGTACGGTGCGAAGAAGATGGCGAAGATGGCTGCCGCCGGAAGGAAGCGTGCGAAGTGAGCAAGTACAAGTCGAAGGCTGCCAAGATGCGCCACGAAAAAGGCGAGTCCAAGAAAGAGCAGATGATGGAGTACGGTCGCATGAAGCGCGGGAAGAAGCGTAAGTAATGCCGTACGCGAAGAAGCCGAAGCGTTCCTCGGTGAAAGGTGCCCCTGCGAAGGAGTATCGTCCCGCCCCGAAACGCAAGACGAAGAAGACGAACGCCGCTCAAAAGTTCTACGGGAGTTACGCAGGGTACTGATGACGACGGCGGCCACGATCCTCAATCGTGCGTCGCGGCAACTGTTGTCGGGGACGGTGGAGGAGAGGAACAAACTTGCCGCGAGCATCAACGATTCTGCGACGAGCATCGTATTGTCTTACGATCTCGGCGGTCATCGTGCTGGGTCTGTGGTGGAGGTTGAGTCAGAACTCATCTACATTTGGGAAGCCAACACTGCGACGAAGACGCTCACCGTCGAACGAGGATACGCAGGCACGACCGCCGCATCCCATTCGTCGGGTGCGTTGACGACGCTGAATCCGAGGTTCCCGCGCCAGCAGATGTTGGATGCGTTGAACGCCGAACTGGACGATTATTCGTCGACGGCGAACGGCCTGTTCAAGGTCGTGGCGACGACCATCAGTTACAACGGTTCGGATCGTCAAATCAACTTGACGAGCGCAACGAGCGTCATCGAGCTGATAGACGTGCGGTTGCGGTATTTGGCTGACGATTATCCGGTGATTCGCGGGGTGCGGTTGCAGCGCGATTTGCCGACCTCAGATTTCGCTTCGGGGTTCGCCATCGTGTTCGACGACGCTGTGCAAGCGGGTTCTCTGCGTGTGCGTTACAAGTCGCCGTTCACTCGTGCCACGTCGGAGTCGTCGGATTTGACTTCGTTCTGCGGTCTGCCTGCGACGTGCGACGATTTGGCGGAACTCGGTGTCATCATCCGCATGATGGCCGGTCGTGAGGTGAAGCGTTCGTTCATCGAGTCGCAGTCCGACACGCGACGTGCCGACGAGGTGCCGCCTGGTGCGTCGCGTGATTCGACGGCGAACCTGTTGCGTCTGCGCCGCGAACGTATCACTGCCGAGGCTGGGCGTCTGAAAGCGCAGTATCCGATACAGTTCAGGAAGTAGCCGATGGCGTATCTTGCCGAGTTCTCGTCGGCGTTCTACCCCGCCGCGGCTTTCTACACGGGTACGGGTGCGTCGGAGCTGGTGCCCGACGTGTATCCGGTGGCGATCAACGGTCGCCCCTACATGCTGGACATGGCTTCCAATCAGTTCACCCGCCAGTACGACGCCCGTGTGCGCGACTCGGTCGACCAGTCCGCGGAACCAGGCGAATCCGCAATCAACCCACAGGGTTTGTGGCGACGTTCGCAGTCGTCGTGGCATTACGGCGCGGGACAGGAGTATTCGGATGCGTCGGATTCCGAGGCGTTTCGTTTCAATGCGTCGAAGGGTATCAACGTGTGGGAGCGCGGCAAACTCACGTTGTTGAGCGACGTGTCGCAGGCGTTGTCGTCGGCGAACACGAACTTGAAGATGG